TCTCCTCTATCGCCACGACTTTTTTATTTTCTTCAGTCATATTAATCTCCTTTAAAGAACTCTCGTTTTTTAACAATTATTTATAATACTAGAGATTTTTGAGAAAATTCCCAAAAATTTCCAACTTTTTTTCTTCTAGTTTTCTTCTTGATGCACTTCGAATTTCTTTTCTCCAAGCATCAACATCTCTTTCGACTAGTCTTCCATTATCCCATACCCACTCTTTACTCTCCATAATACCTTGTACAAAGGCGTCAGGAGCAGATGGGTCTGCAACAATGTCAGCCGCAGTTGCTAACATAAAGTCTGACTTTACATAATTAGCACCATTTCTTTGTTCTAATGAACCCATACCTCTTGATGATACACCTAGTTGGGCACCTTCATCAATAAGACCTTTTACAATCTTACCGTATGGTGTGTTCATTATCTTTGCCTCACCAATATAATTTGAACCGTCTTGTTGTAAGTTCGTAATCATATGTGAAACTCTTTCAAGATTAACAGTTGGTCCGTCAGGATGACCTAATTCACCAAATGCTCTTTTCTTTTCTACAAATTCTTTGTTATAACGATTAACTTCTTTAATCATTATTTCTTTGGGATAAACTCTGCCGTTTCTGTTCTTAATATCTGATTGTAAAAAGATACCTTTTATTTTATAGTTCTTTTTACCATTTGCATCTTCTATTAAATATTCGGCGTCTTGTATTTCTTCTGATATTAGTTTCATAGTTTCTCTCTCTAATAACTACTATTTATAAAAGTTATCACCTAAACTCAATAACTATTGTGTAACTATCTCCAGATGTAAAGTTTTTTGTAGAAAGCAGTATATCTCCTGTTGGTGTTGTTGCATTATTTGTTATTTCATTTCCAGGTGTTCTAAAGTCCCAAACACCTTGACCTGACAATACACAGGCAGTTGCATTAGTGGCACCTTCCCATAAAATTTCAACTGCACCATTTCTATTTAATGTATTGATAGACCAATTTATTCTTGCAATTTTTCTATTACCATCAGCAGTCATAAACGTTTCATTAGCTGCCGTAATTTTCTCTACAAGTGACTCGCCAGTGCCATCAGATATATTGGTCAACTTTGCAACATATTTTACTCCAGAAGTATCTGCTATTTCTAATACTGATACTGTATCTGCCATATTTACTCCTCTTTTAATTCCTTTAATATATCTTGAGGTTTTGTATTTTCGTATGGGTCAGTAGGACAATCATCTTGTTTACCTGGTTCTTCCCATATTTTTTCTACAACTCCGTCATTTATTACCATTGCATATCTCCAAGAACGATAACCAAAACCTTCCGGGTCTTTTCTAACTAACATACCCATTTGTCTTGTAAATTCACCACCACCATCAGGTATCACTTTCACATTTTGTAAGTTTTGACTTTTTGCCCAAGCATTCATCACAAAAGAATCATTAACTGACATACAATAAATATCATCAATACCTATTTTTTTAAACTCTGGTGCCAACTTCTCAAAATCTGGTAATTGATATGTTGAACAAGTTGGTGTGTATGCTCCTGGTAATGAGAACAGTATTACTCTCTTATCTCCAAAATATTGCATACTTGTAACATCTACCCAACCAAATTTTCCTTCTTCGTCTTTCACTCTAGTTTTAAAAACTATATTTGGTACTATCCAATTTTCTTCACTCATTTTTACTCCTTAATAATAAAATCGCTAAAATAATTTAATGACTCAATAAACTCTAATGGTTTTTTGTTTCTTTTTTTACCTAATATAAAAGTTAGTGTCCATCTACCTTCATTTGAAGGATTCCAAGTTGAATGTAATCTACCCACATTATATAAACTAGGTCTATCTATCGTTCTTGCTAACACTCTTTCACAATCCTTTTCTTTTGCCCACGCATACTTTGTTAGTGGACCTATTTTTTTACCCTTGAGAAATAATCTTATTCTCTCAGGTATTGTTGCCATTTTTATTTTACTGCACTTAACAGTTCTTGTCATATGACTCTCATAAAAATCAACAACTTTAACTTTTCTTCTGTCTATAGGTTCCCACCAAATAGTTTTACTATCAGGTGAACCCCAACTGAAACTTAATTTAACTTTATCTGATAAATCTGGTGTGTCACTATGAATGCGAATGCCATCATTTGGTGCTGAGTAAACAGAATTTGTTTGTATTCTGTAAAGTCCAATGCTATCAATAAAATCTAATATAGGTTCAGTTTGTAAATCCTCATCTTTAAAATATATAAACTCACTATAGTCTTTTAATTCAACACTATCAAATAATGTAGGTTTCTCAAAATTAAAAGGTAGTTTTAAATACCTATGATATAACTGCATTAACTTCTAGGCGCACAAGCACTTGCGTGTCCGTCTGCTAATGTAATTGTATCAGTTGTTGACTTTTCTATAACTATTGAATCACCTGCGGCGTGTAAATAAAATTGACCTAATGTATCACCATCAGCATTTTTAACAACACCTGTTTGTGTACCACCTGTTGCAACACAATGAACAAAATGGGCACCACCGATATTGTTTTCGTTTGGATTGTTAATTACACTTCCTTTTACTTTAATTGTATGACTCATTTATTTCTCCATATTTTCTGAAGTAACTTTATCTATAAAATCTTCTATTTCAATTTTTTGCACGTTATATTTTTCACAAACACTGTCAATTGCCTTATTAAACTTAATTAAAAGATTTTCTTTACTCTTATCAGTTTCAACTAAACCTAACATATCTTTTATAGCATCTTTCATTTTTGGTGAAAGTCTAGCAAAAGATTCTGATTTTACTGAGTCAAACTCTTTAATTAATTCACTTATCTTCATCTCTTAAATCCATATCAACTTTTACTTCATTCTTATTTATAACTGTACCGTCAGGTGCAAAAGTGCCTGGTTCTGCAATTTCAGGTTTTTCTACATTGTGAGGTGCTTGTTCAAATTCACCTTGTTGTGCTTTGAACATATTCTGTGCTAATTCTTTTCTCTTAGCTTCTAAAGCATCTCCTACTTTTGCCCTTATTGCATCTTTAAAATCTTCACCTGCATCTACGTTATTACCTTTATATACATTACTAATAAAACTTTTAACTTCTTCACTCATTAAAAACCTCCTGTGTTTTGTTCTTCTGGTGATGCTATGATACCATCATCAATTTCTTTCTTAATCTGTTGGTCCATATCGTCAATTTCTTTTTCGTTTTGTTTCAATATATGTTTTCTAATATATTCTACAGAATAGTATTTACCCACATAATCTCTCATATCTCTTGCTAAATCTAATCTATTTCTTAATAGTTCTGTGTCTTTCAATTCTGCAAAATGACCATCTTGTAAATAATCATACTGTATTGATTTTGATACAGTATACCAATCTTCTTCTGCAATAATATTTTTAAGTATCAATTGAGTTTTTAGTATATCATTAAACAATTCTGTAAATCTTTTTCTTAATCTTTGTACGAACTTTGTAAATTTAAGTTCATCTCTAGAAATTTCTGATGCTCTACCCAAACTAAAACCGTCTTGTGACTCTAATCTACTTACTGGTACATTTAAACTTCTATATAATTTCTTTTGAAAGTAGTTAACATCTTCCATCTCACCTAGATTTTGACCACCAGGTAAAGTTGTAATGTCAGTGCCTCTACCACCTTCTCTTGAAGGTAACCAAAAATCTTCTAGCATTGACATATAATTTCTATCATCTCTAATTTCACCTGTTGATGCATCATAGACAAGTTTATTTCTATATCTTGCCATAACATCTCTGAGATATTGTTCTGCTTTTTGTTTTGGTAAATTACCTACGTCAATTTTAAATATTCTTCTCTCTGGTGCCCTTGCTATTCTGTATATAACAACTGCGTCTTCTATCATTCTTAATTGATTAACTGGTTTAATTGCTTTGTGTAAATATGATAACACCATATTGTGTTTATTTTGGTCTACTAAACCAGAAGGACAGAAAGCAATTGTGTCAGGTGCTATTTTAATACCTGAACCAGCAGTTGACTGTGAAACTCCTTTTTCGTTAAACAAATAATACTCAATATATTCGTCAACAATTGTTAAATCAGTTTTACCATTAGGTCTAACTTTTTTTACTTCTCTAATTTTTTTGATTTTTCTAGGGTCAATATATTTTAATTCAGTAATACCTTTGG